CCAGTCGGCTCCGCAACTTTCGCGGAAATGACCGGTTGTGAAGCTCTTGCGAGTATTCACCTTGAGACCAAAAGCCTCAAGCAGACCGATGAGAGTGTGTGCGACTGTCTGCGGGACGATCATGTCGTCTCCATAGACCCGGTTGGTCGGTATATCCGGCCAATCGGCTGGCGCAGGTCGACTGTTTGCATCGACGTGCCTGCTCAACGCCATCCAGCTGATTACCTGGAAAACCAGGGTCTCAACTGGGAAGCAAAGAGCAGAACCCATCGAGGCAAACTTGTTGAGATGCACTACCTCGCCGTTGGGGAGCAAGCTCCTCTCCGAACGAGATGCCATGATAGCCTTCGAGAGGTATGGAACCCTCTTGAAGAGTGCCTCGACAAGTCGAAGTGATACTCGGTCTGAAGCTTCAGACAGGTCGATAGTGGCGTAGCCACCGTCCACCGATCCAACCTGAGCCAGGCGCCTATTCGGCTCCTGGTCCTTCCAGTTGAAGAGGCGAGCTAAGTGCTCGTACTTTGGCTGGAGGAGCTTCTCAGTCATCAGATCGAATATGCCCTCCTGGACGAACATCATCCAAGGGGGCTCCATCGCGATAACGCGTGGACCCTTCGCAGTCTTCGGAACGAGGGCCACCCTAACAGGGGGCTCCTCGTCCCGACGCAGGACGGTGACTGGGTCGCCCTCCATCTGATCGATGTAGGACAGCCCCATGTCATCCCACCAGGGGAGACATGATTGAAGTCGTTCCGTCCAGGTGCGGAAAGCGTATCGCGCGTTGTAACTAACGCGAGTTGCCACCGCACCCGACGAGTGGTGTGGAAGCCAGTCTCCTGACCAGAGGCTCAACTCCACATCTCGCAGGTAGGCACCCAGATAATGGTGTGCAACGTCTGCGAACTCCTCCAAAAAATCGGAGGGGATATCCCACTCGCCAACAAGTCTGTCAGTCTCAGCATAGCCCGCAAGGGCCTGGGAGATTCTCCGCTTGCTAGCGGGGATCTCTATCTTGCTCGTAAAGAGCAAGACCTGACGTGTTACACGTAACACGGCAGGGTCAGGCTGAGAAAGCAGACAACCTGCACTGTCGAAGATACGAGAAAGGAAACCCGACAGGAATGCCGGGAGACCCCCACGACGCCGGAAACCGGTGAAGTGGTTGGACTCGATACGTCCGAGAGATAGGGCCTCTAGGAGGTCCTTCTC